CCGCACTGGGGTTAACCGGGGCATTTGCTGGTGCTTTTGCTACGGGGAATTTAATAGCCCTGGCTGATGAATGGAATTCAGTAAACGCCCGCCTAAAACAGGCATCTCAATCAACTGATGATTTTACCAGCTCTCAAAAACAGCTGATGGATATCAGTCAGAAAACGGGTACATCTTTTTCTGACAACGCTAATTTATTTTCCCGTTCAGCAGCCTCAATGCGGGAATATGGTTACAGCTCCAGCCAGGTGCTGGATATTACTGAGTCTATTTCTACTGGTTTAAAACTTTCTGGCGCGAATGCTCAGGAGTCCAGTTCGGTCATCACTCAGTTTAGCCAGGCTCTGGCGCAGGGCGTGCTGAGAGGTGAAGAATTCAATGCCGTCAACGAGAGCGGCGACAGGGTTATACGGGCGCTTGCGGCAGGGATGGGGGTTGCGCGTAAAGACCTTAAATCTATGGCGGATCAGGGGCAGTTAACCATTGATAAAGTAGTGCCAGCCCTCATCAGCCAGCTTGGTAAGCTACGGAATGAATATGGTGAATTGCCGCAGACAGTTTCATCGTCGGCAACAAAAGTTGAAAACGCTTTTATGCAATGGGTCGGTGGAGCTAATGAAGCTAGTGGCGCGACAAATACCTTAACCGGATTACTTGATGGCGTAGCCAACAATATTGATCAGGTCGCCACTGCTGCCGGAGCGCTTGTTGCCGTTGGTGCAGCCCGATATTTGGGAAATATGGCTCTTGGTGCCAGCTCTGCAACGGCTGGGATTATTAATGCTGCAAAAAGTGAAGTAGCTTTAGCTGAAGCCCAGGTCAGAGGGACGCAGGTTTCGACAGCTCGCGCGCGTGCTGCAGTTTATCGTGCTCAGCAGGCACTGGCAGCGGCGCGGGGTACAGACGCGCAGGCCGCCGCAGAAAAACGGCTCTCACTGGCGCAGGAGTCACTTAACCGTAATATTCAGGCCAGAGTATCCGCTCAGACTGCGCTGAACTCGGTTACTGCTGTAGGTTCCCGGCTCATGGGTGGAGCATTAAGCCTCGTTGGCGGTATTCCAGGGCTGGTTTTGCTTGGTGCCGGTGCCTGGTACACGATGTACCAGAATCAGGAACAGGCCAGATTATCCGCTCAGGAATATGCAAACACCATTGATGCAGTCCGTGAAAAGACAAAATCAATGTCCCTGCCCGAAGTTTCTGATAATGAGACCAAAACCCGTCAGGCGCTGGAGGAGCAAAACCGTCTTGTTGATGCACAGGCATCAAAAGTAAAAAGCCTGAAGGAAGAGATCGCGGGCTATCAGTATGTTCTGTCCAACCCCGGGCCGACAACCAGTGGCGGTTTCATGATAAACCACCTTACTTCGGTTGAAACGGTCACCCGTAGTCTGGAAGAAGCGACTTCCGCTCTGGCCGTTGAACAGGAGAGGCTGACTCAGATGCAGGCTAAGTCTGAGTCGATCCAGTCGGTACTGGAAGGGATAGAGAACAGGCGAATAGCATTAATCCGGCAGCAGGCCGCAGAACAGAATTCAGCATATCAATCGTTATTAATGATGAACGGTGAGCATACTGAATTTAACCGTTTGCTGGGTCTCGGAAATAATCTCCTCATGGCCCGGCAGGGGCTGGTAAACGCACCACTACGCTTACCGCAGGTAGACCTCACAACCCAGCAAACGGCTGCACTTGAAAAAAGCCGTCGTGATCTGGCGCTTTCAAAACTCAAAGGTGAGGACAAAGAGCGCGCACGACTGGGTTATGCTGCGGATGACCTGGGGTTAACTAACGACCCACAGTTTCAGACCGGACGGCAGGAGTTGATTAATAACGGCCTGAATGAATGGAGAAACAACCAGGAAAATAAACCCAAGCCAAAAGGAAGGCATGGGAAAACCGAGGCGGAGAAAACCGAAGATACCTATACCCGGCTGATTAAACAGCAACGGGAGCAAATTGCTCTTTCCAGCCAAAACACTGAACTGGCAAAGATGAAATATCAGGTTACTCAGGGGGAATTATCTTCGCTTGAAAAATCCAAAAAGGAAACGTTGCTGCACAATGCGGCGCTTATTGATCAGAAAAATATCGCTGAACAGTTAAAAACATTCCGCGAAGGTCTGGCCGACAGTAATGCTGCCGCCCGGGAAAGGGGGAATATCGATTTCCTCGGCGCGGGACAGGGGGATAAAGCCCGTGACCGAATGAAGGAAATGGCGGATATTCGTGCTGATTTTCTCAGGCAGCAGCGTGACTTACAGCGTGATTTCAGTCGTGGGCAGATTTCCGAAGACCTGTATAAAAAGCAAACGGAAGCGCTTAAAACAGCGCTTGCCGAACGCCTGGATATTCAGGAGGAGTATTACAAAAAAACCGATGAACAGCAGTCAGACTGGCGCGCGGGGATCAGCGATTCCTTGATGAACTATGCCGATCAGGCTTCTGATCTGAGTTCAATGGCTGCCACTGCAACCAGCGAGATTCTGGATGCCACCACTAACTCTATCTCCAACAACCTGACAAACGTCCTGACAGGCGCTGCTTCGTTTAAAGATGGGATGTCGAATATTTTTTCTTCCCTGGGCGAAACGGTGATTAAGACGCTGATCCAGATGGCAACACAGGCGTTGATCACTAAAGCGATTATGGCGTCATTTGGCGGCGGAGCGGGTGGGTTGTTCGGTAGTCTTTTTGGCGGTGCCAGCGGTGCGGCAAGTAGTGGTACCGCTATTCAAAGCGCGGGAGCTAATTTTTCATTTAACGCTCTCGGAGGCGTTTACGATTCTCCGTCACTTTCTGCCTACAGCAATGGTGTTTACAGCACTCCCCAATATTTTGCGTTTGCGAAAGGTGCGGGTGTATTCGGCGAGGCCGGGCCGGAAGCCATCATGCCGCTTACCCGTGGTGCTGATGGTTCGCTGGGGGTCAAAGCTGTTGGGCGGGAATCGCCGGCGGTACAGAACGCTGCGAAGCAGATCCAGGCACAGCCACGAATTGCTGTCAGCGTAGATGCCAGAAGTACGTTCACCGGTAAACCGGATGACATAACGATGCAGGCAATTGAGCGAAGGAATGACGCTCTGGAACAGCGGATAGTTAACACCTTAACCGCCGAAGTAAATAACCCCCAGAAGAAATTCGGTCGGGCTATTTATTCAAATCTCCAATCTAAAAAACCAAGATAGACCTGCCCGGAGGGAATATTCATGGCAGATATTTTCTACCCGGATGAATACCTGCCCATGCCGCTTATGGACGGGTACGGGTTTAAGCCCATATCACCTTTACTGCGAACGGAGATGACGTCCGGTCGCGCTCAACAACGAAGGCGATATACCTCAACACCCACCCAGGCATCAGTTAAATGGATCTTTAAAACTGATGCTCTGGCGCAGGTGTTTGAGGCGTTTTTCAGGGATGCGCTTAAAGATGGCCAGTCCTGGTTCTATCTGAAACTCCAGACTCCAGTCGGGGTAAAACCCTATAAAGCCAGGTTCGTGGATATTTACGAAGGGCCGACGCTGGTCGCGCCAAAATACTGGCAGTACAGCGCAACGCTGGAATTATGGGAGCGCCCGTTACCGCCTTCTGGTTGGGGAAATTACCCAGAATGGCTGGCGGGCCAGTCGTTACTGGATATTGCGCTAAACAGAGAGTGGCCGAAGCATGACAATTCTTGAGCGGCTATATGCCAGCAGCGGATCGGAGGTTATTCACGATACGCTGCAGATATCGGCAGGAGATGATAACTACTGGCTAACCAGTGGCTGGGATGACGTTTCAGTGACGCTGGAAAATGGTCAGCCGGTGACGTTTGATGCCAGCGCGATAGATATCGCCTTACCAGCCAGGAACGCCGACGGGACACAGGATTTAAAGTTTGCTATCAGCAATATTGACGGACGGGTTTCTGAGGCGATCGATAAAATCCTGGATGAAATGAAATCAGCCACGCTGACATTCCGGCGGTACATTTCATCCGATCTGTCTGCTCCGGCATCATCACCATATACGCTCGATATCAAATCCGGCTCATGGACGCCGACAGCAGTTCAGGTCACGGCAGGCTATATGAATGTCCTCAAAACAGCCTGGCCCCGTAAACGTTACAACCTCGCCGAGCATCCGGGCTTACGTTACTAACCTGAGGCAAATATGTTTAATCCTGATAAATACCGTTCTGTTAAATGGCAGAAGGGCGGTAGAGCCTACCCGCTACTCGACTGCTTCGGCATTGTGAATGAAATACGCAGCGACCTGGGGCTACCTGAATGGCCGGATTTTGCAGGTGTGACCAAAGACGGCGGGGGCCTCGACCGGGAGGCGAGAAAGCTGATGCTTTCGCTGAAGCGTTGTGACCCCTGTGAAGGTGCCGGAGTGGCCTGCTATTCGGGCTCAACAGTTTCCCATGTCGGGATCGTTGTGATGCTCGATAACCAGCTACAGGTCGCGGAATGTAATCCAGGCTCGGGGGTTACGTTTCTGCCACTGGCACGATTTATCCGCCGCTTTAACCGCGTGGAGTTCTGGCAATGACGATAAAGTTTTACCCGTCCCGGCTACCGGGTGAACCCCTTGAAACGCACGAGCATGGTGTGCTGACGCTGCATGATTGGTTGAGCAGAAATGTCCCGAGCTATTCACAGGATAAAACTCATCCTGTCGTGATCGAGTTGAACGGCCAGGCAGTTCCCCCGGCAGAATGGCCGTTATGTTTGTTGCGGCCAGACAGCGATATGCGGATATATCCCATTCCGTATGGCACGGGTCTTGAAATTGCCGCGTGGGTTTCTGTGGCCGTATCCATTGCGTCTACGGCCTATGCATTATTCTTTGCCCCAAAACCAGAGCTGGGCGGTTTTTCATCCAGTAACGCTTCATCGCTGGATCTGAATCCGGCTAAAGCCAATACAGCGAAGCTTGGCGATCCCGTTAGGGAGGCTTTTGGGCGAAACCGGATTTACCCTGATTACCTGGTGCAGCCGGTAACGCGATTCGACCCTGCTGATCCCACCAGGATGACGGTCGAAATGTTTGTCTGCCTTGGATATGGGCGTTTCTCCTATACCGGTGGAGATTTTCTGGTAGGAGAAACTCCGGCGTTGACCTTAGGCGAGGGCTTTTCATATACCAGCTATGGGCCCGGCGATAATGTGGCTGGGGATCGTCGCAGTGAGATATGGTTCAACTCAACGGAAGTTGGGGGAACGTCGAGCGGCAGCGGCCTCGATATGGCTCAGACTGCCCCTGAAGCCAGTGATATCGTTGCTGATGCCATGACCGTCAGCGGTGCCTCCGTCTCGTTTTCTGGCCTCGATGTCGATGATGATAATGATGAAGACGAGGATGAGAACAAACTTCCTCCTGGCTGGATCGCCGGTGCAATTGTCACCCTGAAAGCGCCAGTGAATTATCAGGTATCCATCGAGGGCGGTTTTAACGTGCTGACAGGCGACGTCGTGTCAGAGATTGCGCCATTCAGCGGAATGCCTGTCACCCTAACGTTTAACGGTACTGACTATGACCTGCAGATCGCCACGTATACCCCTCACCAGGACGCCGTTCCGGGAACAGGGGGAGCGACTGCGGTATTACGCGCCAGTGCCTCGCCGTCAACGTATGACTTTACGACAACCAGCCAGACCTTTGCTCTGACCTGGCAGGGTATCACCTATACCATATCTCTGGTCGCCAACTACGGCACAATGTCTGGCTTGCTCGCAGCGATTAACGGCGGGTTGAATGGTTCGGGGCTCATTGCTCAGGATGATGGCGGCGTGTTACGTATCGTGGAGATCTCCAGCCCCTGGCGTGGCGGTTCCATTACGTCATCATTCCTGCCTGCGTCAGTATTTGGCGACAGCCCGGTATTTACAGCTGGTACAGCATCCAGCGGCGGAAGCCCTGCGGTAGCAGCGAGCGTGACGCTGGCATACGATTCTGGCACTGCCTTTTCCGGATTGCCGGAAGGCACCCAGCGGATTTCCCTGGCGCACCGTGGCAACGAATACCAGATAGCGTCAACTGATGGCCCCTCTGCGACCGTACAGCGTATGGTTAACGGTGTCGTTGACAGCACCTGGTCAGGCTTTATGACCAGAACCGTCGTGGATTTTGCCGCGTCTGGTATTAACGATAATGAAACCTGGCTCGGCCCCTTTCTGGCCTGCCCGCAAAATGAAGTTGTGGACGCCTTCGAGGTCAACTTTGCTTTCCCAAACGGAATTTGCGGGTTCCAGAACAACGGGAATAAGCGGGTCCGCCATGTCGAGTATGAAATCCAGTATCGCGTTTATGGTTCCGGATCAGGGTGGACGAGTAAGCCAGGGGTTTACGCGCTTAAAAACGTTAATGGTCTCGGTTTTACAGAGCGTTTTGATCTGTCCTCTCCCGGGCTGGTGGAGGTTAGATGCCGCCGCCGTAACGAGCAGGGGAGCAACAACGCGAGAGACAGCATGTTCTGGCAGGCGCTCAGAGGTCGTTTACTTTCCCGTCCAACCTCCTACGCAGGGATATCAACAATAGGGATCACGATTGAAACCGGCGGCCAGCTGGCGGCGCAGTCAGACAAGCGTGTGAGTGTTGTCGCCACGCGAAACTATGATGGCGGTGGTGACAGGACAATCAGCGGTGCGTTCCTGCATCTTGCCCGCAGTCTTGGATATCGCGACGACCAGATCGACATTGCGGCACTCAGTACTCTGGAGGCTACCTACTGGACGCCAAGGGGAGAATATTTTGATCACCAGGCAAGCAGTGACAGCACGTCAGCAAAGGATATTTTCGACAAAATAGCCGAGGCTGGCATGGGGTATTTTCTGCTGTCTGACGGGTTGCTTTCTGTCGGGAGAGAGGGCGTCAAAAGCTGGACAGGGATCATTACTCCTCAGGATACCGTGGAGGAAATGCAGACGTCATTCAGGGTGCCGTCGGAGGATGATTTTGATGGCGTGGATGTGAAATATATCAACCCTGTGACCTGGGCGGAGGAAACCGTACAGTGCCGGACGCCGGAAAATCCTTTTCCGCGCAAAACGGAGTCCTACACCATTGATGTTGCCATGACTGCAGATCGCGCCTGGCGTATCGGGATGCGTCGGTTAATGAAATATCTCCACCAACGCCGAACGTATACGGCTACGACTTCAATGCTGGGATGGTGTCATGACTTCGGTGATCACATCATTTTGTCCGACGACATTCCAACCGGGAAAACCCAAAGTTGCCTGATTGACGCGATGATTTACGACTTCCAGGAAATTACGCTTCACGTCACGGAGCCACTGGACTGGAGCTACGCGAATCCTCGCTGCTGGATACAGTTTCAGGACGGTCGACCATCATCGCGAATGCTCACGCCGCAACGGGTAGATGATTTCACGCTGACGGTGCCGTACAACGACGACTTGCATCCCGACGACTGGATTATGGACGACCCAGATATTGACCTGCCGAAGTTATTGTTCTGCGACAGTGAAAAGGGTGCGCGGCATGGGATAGTCCAGGAGGTTGCCCCATCAGGTGACAGCAACTGTCAGATTACTGCACCTGAATATAAAGAAATTTTCTACCAGTACGACGACGCCACATACCCCGGCGACGCTGCTTAATACCAAAAAAATCCCTTT